TTTGCTGGTAAAAAAACACCGGATACAACACCTCCAGCTACAACACCACCACCCGGCAACACTGGATCGGTAAGTTCATTTGCTAGTTTATTAAGTAGTGACGCCTTCCAGCCTGTAAAACTAAATGGAGGGTCTTTGTTTGGTAATCTTGGATCTCTTGGAGATATGACTAAAAGATTACAAAGTAAAGCTAAAGGCGTTGGTAAAATGACAAACAAACCAGGAGCTTTCAAAATGAAAGGCTACGGATCTAACAGATAAGTTATGGCATTTCAAATGACACCAAGCTCTCCTTTGCTTAAAAAAGGGGATGCGCCATCGCGTAAAAAATCCAAAGGCTATTACAATAAAGCTAATAAGACGGGTACAGGAGCGGCTGCCGGAGGTGGTATGTCTGAAAAAGGCGTAAAAAAATATAGAAAAGATAACCCAGGCAGCAAGCTAAAAACAGCTGTGACTCAGGATCCGTCTAAATTAAAGAAGGGTAGCAAAGCTTGGAAACGTAGAAAATCATTTTGCGCTCGATCTAAAAGCTGGACCTCAGAAAGAGGTAGAGCCGCAAGGCGTAGATGGAACTGTTAATATTATGAAATCAAAAGGATTGGGGGACTCAGTAGAAAAATTCACAAAAGCAACAGGTATTAAAAAGATAGTTGATAGCATACCTGGTGATTGCGGATGCTCGAAAAGAAAAGAAAAATTAAATAAAGTATTTCCTTATAAAAGATGAAAAAAATTTGGCAATGGTTAACCGGTAGCGTTATCAAAGAGGTCGGTGACGTTATTGATAAACTAACTACTACCAAAGAAGAAAAGCTAGAGGCACAACGACTAATAACTGAAATTCTTGAGAAAGCTGATAAAGAAGCGCAAGAGCAAGTAACAGCAAGATGGAAGGCAGACATGGAATCTGACAGCTTTTTGTCTAAGAATATAAGACCTATGGTGCTTATATATCTAACTGTTATATTTACTGTTTGTGCTTTTTTTGATGGTAATATAGGCGAGTTTCATATAGCTGAAGAATATATACCAATATTTCAAACATTGCTTGTAACAGCATATGGAGCTTACTTTGTAGGTAGAACTTGGGAAAAAGCTAAAGCTATAACAAAAAAAGACTAAATGGCTAGAATCAGTACGTATGCAATAGATAGTAACGTAACCAAGGAAGACAAGGTTATAGGTACTGATTCTTCAGGGTCGCTTACTAAAAACTTTAAACTAGAGGATCTAGGCAAGTTTTTGTCTAAAGGATTTGTAAACGTAAATGGTCAACATTCCTGGGAATTTGTTGATACAATAGAATCAGGGGGGCTATATGGCCCGTTAAATGGTGCTTCAATAAGTAGCTTAACGACTATAAAGTTAAATGAAGTTACTAAGGGTGATAAAAATATACAAACCTTTTTGCTAGAATATAAGGGTAAAAGAATATTACTTGTTGATATAGTAGACCCAAATACTTATGGATTATTTGATGTTACAAATATAACCGAAGACGTAAATAATTTAAATAATTATGACGTAGGGCTGGACCACATATCTAGTAACGGTTCATTAACATTAGAAAAAGTATATGCGATATCAATGTACGCTCAGGACGCAACATATGCGCATAGACAAATAAATGCTTCAACAACCTGGACTATAAACCATAATTTAAATAAATTCCCAAGTGTTAGCATAAAATTTTCCAGCAGTGACCAAATATATGAAAATGTAGGTGCTTTTGCTGGAGTAGAATATATAGATCAAAATAACTTAACAATTAACCTGGCGGCCGCGGAAAGCGGGTACGCTTATTTAAACTAAAAATATGGCAATTCCATTTTTAAATCACTTAGACTTGCGAAGCGTATCGGAATTACAAAACGCGATACTTCACAAAACAACAACGGCAACCGCTTCTAACGTTGAAGGTAAATTCCTTTACGATACCGGAACAAACACGATGCAGTACTACAACGGTACGGCTTGGATTAATTTAGATGGCACCGACACTGGTATTACTAGTGTTACATTGGCTTCTGATGGTGACGCAACTTCTGGTAACACGATAACGGTTAATGGTACATTAACATTATCTTTTGATGGAGCATCTACCGAGTATGTCGATGGTGAAGGTAATTTAGTTACTTTCCCGACTATACCAACTGTTAACAACGGGACACTAACAGTCCAAGGAACAGGAGCGTTAGGGGGCACAGGAACATTTACAGCAAATCAATCCGGTAATACAACAATATCTGTAACACACGATACGTTTGGTACGGCTGGTACTTATGCTTATCCCGCGTCTATTACAACAAATTCTACTGGACACATAACGTCAATAACGGCTGGATCAGCGCCTTATACAGATGCTGATGTAGACGCCCACTTAAACACAAGTACCGCTACAACTTCTCAAGTTCTTTCCTGGACTGGTTCGGACTATGATTGGGTAACTCCAACAGTAGGTGATATAACCGCGGTAAATACACCTGCGGGCTCGGGTCTATCCGGTGGCGCAACTAGTGGTGATGTAACTTTAAATATTAAAAATGTAGATAACTTTACAGATAATACAATATTAGTCTGGAATGATACAAGTGGTAATTTAGAAGATTCACTTATAACAGACAATGGAACAACTGTAACTATTTCTGGTAATTTAGATGTTCAAGGTACCACAACCACTATAGATTCAACAACTGTTGCTATTGGCGACAATATGATGAAGTATGCTAAAGACAATACTGCAAATGCTTCTGATATTGGTTGGTATGGTAAAATAGTAGAAAGTGGTACGAAGTATCCTACAATATACTACGATGCAAGCTCTGGTATTTCAACCCCGACTTTCATGGTTGGACTTGCAACAACAGAACCAGGCGGTACAGCTACAAGAGCAACAAAAGGTACAGTTAACGCTAACTTAAAAGGTGATGTGATTGGTAATGTAACTGGTGATGTTACTGGTAATGTAACTGGTAATGTTACTGGTTCTTCAGGATCTTGTACTGGTAATGCTGCCACAGCTACAACGCTACAAAATTCCCGAAACTTTTCTATAACTGGTGATATTACAGCTGCTGCGGTTGCTTTTAATGGTTCCGGTAACGTTGTATTAAACGCTAATATTGACGCCAATGTTGTTGGAGCTACTGAGCTTAATGTTTCTGGCAACGGTACTTCGGGTTATTTATTATCCTCAGACGGTGATGGTTCATTCAGCTGGGTTGCCGCTGGTTCAGCTCCAAGTGATGCTACAATAACTTTAAGTGCTGGTGATGGACTAGATGGAGGTGGAGCATTTACCTTGAATCAGGCAAGTAACGAAACAATAACTTTTAGTGCTGAAAACGCTAGTACAACAAACCCAGGGGTTATAGAGATAGCAACTTGCGCTGAAGTTTTAACTGGAACAGACGCTTCTAAAGCTGTGACACCAGACACATTGGCTTGTAAATCAGTTGTAGCAACAATTGCAGCGGCTTCAGTCTCAGGCACTAACTTATATGCAGAAATTACGCATTCTTTAGGAACTGAAGATGTAATGGTCGAACTATTTGATGCAAGCACAAAAGAAACGGTTTTTGCTTTAGTAGAAAGAAAAGACAAAGCAGGTACAAACTCTACAAACAAAGTTACGATTTATTTTTCAGCCGCGCCTTCAAATAATATAGAAGTTCTTATCACATCATTAAAAGGAGCAACAGCAGGTACAGTAGCTTATAGCTAATATTAAAATAATAATTTAATTTATGCCAATTAAAATTCTTAATGGAATTGACGTAGACAACGGTGTGTTGTATACAGACACGAGTAACAATAGGGTTGGAATTAATACCTCCAGCCCTCAAGTTCCTCTTGAGGTTAAGCATGGTGGTGCATTTATAGATGAAATAATAAGAATAGTAGGTGAAACTTCTGGTAAGCCTCAACTGACTTTCTACAATGGCACAGCTCTGCATACAAAAATTGTTGCAGCGGGTAATGATGATTTTTCTATTTCCAATCTACGTGCTGCCGGTGATATGTTTTTTCAGGCAGGTGGTGCAAATAGACTTCATATAGAAGCTAACGGCAATGTTGGTATTGGAGTTTCTAGCCCTAGCACTAAGCTAGAAGTGGTTGATACTTTTTCCGTACAAAGAACATCAACCGACAACGAAGGTTTCTATGTAACAGTTCATGGTGCGGACGCTAATGCAATTGTAGAAACTTTTTACCAAGAAGATAGCAGCTCTATGTATGGTATTAGAAAAAGATACGATGGAAGCACCAACTTATATCAAGAGTTCATACATGATAATAGCGCTACAGGAACAGAAATATATAGAGTAGATAGAGGTACTAAGAACACGAGTATAGCAAACGGCAACGTTGGTATCGGGACGACTGATCCTGGTACTAAACTAGATGTTGTGGCTTCAACCACAGGTAAAACTTGGGCAGATTACGCTGGAACTGTAGGAACATTTGAAAGAAACGGAGACTCTAATATAAATATAATTTCAAGTAACACTGGAGTCGGAGGTGTTTGGTTTGGAGATACTGACTCTATGGTTAGGGGCCGCATCAGATACGAGCACGCTAGTGATAGAATGGAGCTTTGGACTAATAACTCTGAAAAAGTAAGTATAACTTCTACAGGCAACGTTGGTATTGGGACGACTAGTCCTGATTCCAGACTAGAGGTAAACGGAGAGATTGATGCCAATGGAGGTGATGGTTATAAAATAGACGGTAGACCATGGGCTAATTGGGGTTCAGATTTACTAACTCTAGGTGATTGGGACGGTGAAGGATATGCTACTCGTATAATGGGCAGTAATTCGTCAGAAGTGATGAGGGTTACTGGAACAAGCGTTGGTATTGGAACAACAGCTCCAGGCGCTAAGTTAGAAGTTAATGGTAACACCAGAATTGTCGGAAGCCTACAGCTTTACCAGGGTAGCACATCTAATCAGTATCTTAACATTTTGCAAACGTTTGGTTCTACGTTTATAAACACTGGAACGTCTGGTGAAACAATTTTCATCGGTGCGCCAATTGCTTATCAAGCGAACCTGCAACTTCAGGGTGATTTTATTGTACGAGGAGGTTCATCAAGTACGTCTATTCAAACAAAAACTTCTTTAAACGTAACAACAAATAAAATTGTAGATACCGGTATTTCATATTTTAATGCGGGCAACGTAGGTGTTGGAACGACTAATCCTAGCGAAAAACTGGAAGTTGATGGACATATAAAAGCAGTAGATGGATATAAAGGTTATTTGCCAGCGTTCCAACATGGGGGTTTTTACCATAGTTCATCATCAAGTTCAAATAGTATATATTGGATTCCTACAAACTACTTCTCAGAAACAACAAGTTCTCAATATTATAATAATTGGATAGCGCCTTATGGTGGGCGAATTAAAAAAATAGTAATGCGATACGCTAGTGGCACAACACCCACTGCAACGTCTGTAACATTCAGATATGCAGTAAACGCTACTACATCTATCAGTCAATTCCCGGCAACTATTACCAATGGAGCATCTACAAATATGACTGCCACAAAAGAGTTTGGCGATACAGATATTACTTTTAATGCTGGTGATAGAGTTCAAGTTGGATTTACTACAAACGGCGGCACTAGATTATTGTATGGATTTTCATACACTGTAGTACTCGAATATAATATAACTTAAGATGGCGAATATAAACGACAATATTAGAGGCAAAAAACTCTACAAAGAAGGATCTGAGGGGCAAGAAGCTACTAAAGATTCTAATGGTGAAATTGTAATATCTAAAGAAAAGGCTGCGGAGTTAGATTCATTAAATGATATTAGCGAATTATTTAACGATGATGGCTTATACCAAGCTAATAAATTTTTATTAAAGCAAGTAGAAGACTTACGGACAGACGTAGAAGAGTTGCACACATTTATAAAAGACGCTTTTGGTAAAGATTCAACAAGTGCCGCGTCTAAAGGGGACACAGGCGCAACTGGGCCACAAGGGCCACAAGGACCAAAAGGCGATACAGGAGCAACAGGAGCAACAGGAGCAACAGGAGCAACAGGGCCACAAGGACAAGCTGGCAGTAATGCTTCTGTAAGTGGGTTTAAAGGTCAAAAAACAGTTGGCAAAGAAACATGGACATTTGAAGACGGTTTGTTAAAAACAGTAAAATAAAAAAATTATGACATACGATTGGAATTGTAAAACAGTAGATGTGCACCCTCAAGCGGAAGGCGAAACAGATGTAGTATATAATGTACATTGGATTGTAGTAGGAACAAAAGAAGATTATTCAGCAACAAGTATTGGAACTCAAATAGTATCAGTAGATCCTGAAACTGAGTTTATTCCTTTTAAGGATTTGACAAATGAAATAGTTGTCGAATGGGTGAAAGAAGCTATGGGTGAAGAACAAGTTCAAGCTATTGAAGACGGTATTGCTTCACAAATAGCTGAATTAGAAAACCCAACTTCTGTAACTATGACAATAGAAGATTAAAGTAATGCGTAAATACGTAATACTTAACTATATGTTAAACACTTAAATTAAATAAAATGGCAAAAAAAATTAAAAAAGAAGAATTAGAAGAATTAAAAACATTAATTAATAATTTTAATAAATTACAATTAGAATTAGGAAGGTTAGATATTGAAAAGCACCAAATATTGCATAGGGTTTCAGAATCTCAAATAGGGTTGCAAAAATTCCAAGACCAACTGAAAGACGCTTATGGCGATGTTAGTGTTGATATAAATACTGGAGAAATAAAAGAAAATGTTAATAAGGAAGATTAGCATTGGGTCAAATTATAAGAATGACGCCATGCACTATTCTGTAGGTCAGGAAGTGTATGGCGGTCATACTATATATAATATAATAGAAGAAGACGAAAAGTACTCTATATATATTAAAAAGAAAGACGAAGTACTGCCATGGAAAGATTTTAATAAGAATATGGCGGTATCTGTAGAATACAATCTAGACTATTAATGAATTCGTTGTTAGATTTTATAGTAATTCCTAAGGGCAAAATTACTACTTCAATAAAAAATGTAAACAATAAAAATATTATTTTAAATACTGAATTGCAAAACCATAACTACGTTAATAGAATTGGTGTTGTAATTGCTGAGCCTTTAATTAATAATACTAATATTAAAAAAGGCGATGAGATTATAGTCCACCATAATGTTTTTAGAAGGTTTTACGATATTAGAGGTAAAGAAAAAAATAGCAGAAGTTATCTTGAAGAAAATAAATACCTTGTTAATCAACAACAAATTTTTGCAGTTAAAAAAGAACAATGGGAATGTTTAAAAGGTTTTTGTTTTGTAAAGCCACTAAAAGAAGACAAGATGTTCTCTATGGATTTTGAAAAGCCTGGTATTGGAATTGTAAAATATACAGATGGCTCTATTGAAAAAAATGCCTTAGTAGGCTACAAGCTAGGTTTTGAATATGATTTTTACATAGATAAAGAAAAATTATATAGAGTGCCCGCAAATCAAATTACAATCAAATATGAATATCAAGGAGACGAAGAAGAATATAATCCAAGCTGGGCAAAAAGCAGTTGAGGAATTAATTAAAGTAGCAAAAGAAGCTATTGTTGATTCAGATGATGACATATCAGCCGATAGGCTTAAAAATGCTGCGGCTACTAAAAAGCTAGCTATATTTGACGCTTTTGAAATATTACAAAGAATACAAGAGGAAGAAAATCTTTTGTTAAATAAACCAAAAGAGGAAGATAAGATTAAAGCCTTTAAGGGGTTTGCTGAAAAAAGATCTAAGTAATGTACGAACCAACTTTACTAAAGATTATAAATCCTATTAAGCTAAATACTATATCCAGATTAAATAAAAGCAAAAAATGGCAGTATGGTTATAGCAAAGAACACGACGTTGTAGTTATAAGTAAAACCGGTCAAATAGGAGATATTTACGAAATACAAGGGCTAAAAATAGCTTTACCAAAAAAACCAATTAAGCTAGACAAAACCCATAATAAGTGGACGCCTGAAGAATACCCTAAAGAGCTAAAAAACATAGCCAGTGTATTTGACTGGCGGGATTACCCGGACGACTTTAAAGAAAAATGGGAACTATATATAGATGAACAATTCAAGCGAAGAGACGAAGGCCATTGGTTCAATAATAAGGGCATGGCTACTTACATTACTGGCGCTCACTTTATGTACCTGCAGTGGTCCAAGATTGATGTTGGGAAACCAGATTTTAGAGAAGCAAACAGATTATTCTTCATATTCTGGGAGGCTTGCAAGGCCGACTCGCGATGTTATGGAATGTGCTACCTTAAGAATCGTCGTTCAGGATTTTCGTTCATGTCTTCCGCAGAAACCGTTAACCTTGCAACAATATCGTCTGATGCAAGATTTGGCATATTGTCAAAATCAGGTTCTGATGCTAAGAAGATGTTTACAGACAAGGTGGTTCCAATATCAGTCAACTACCCGTTCTTCTTTAAACCGATCCAAGACGGTATGGATAGACCGAAAACGGAACTCGCTTATAGAATCCCCGCTTCCAGGCTTACCAGAAAGTCTATTCAGAATAAACAAGACAAGGAATTACTTGAAGGACTTGACACGACAATCGACTGGAAAAACACAGGGGACAACTCGTACGATGGGGAGAAATTAAAGCTACTGGTACACGATGAAAGTGGAAAGTGGGAAAGACCTGACAATATACTAAATAACTGGAGGGTAACAAAAACGACTTTGCGTCTAGGAGCTAGAGTTATTGGTAAATGTATGATGGGATCAACATCAAACGCCTTAGACAAAGGAGGTGAAAACTTTAAAAAGCTTTATAATGATTCTGATGTTACCAAACGAAATAGAAACGGACAAACTAAGTCAGGATTATATTCTTTGTTCATACCTATGGAATGGAATTACGAGGGATTCATTGATTCTTTTGGGATGCCTGTATTCGAAACCCCACTTGAGCATTGTGAGGGGCCATATGGAGACGTTATAAACGTCGGCGTAATAGAACATTGGAATAATGAGGTGGAAGGATTAAAAGGCGATCAGGATGCTCTAAATGAGTTCTACAGACAATTTCCACGAACAGAAGAACATGCGTTTCGTGATGAAACTAAAAATAGTATATTTAAT